GAGAGTGATGCCGACTTTATATCCAGCATGGTTGATTTGCTAAATTTAAACTCGACTATGAAAAAGGTTGATAGATATAAAGAAGCATTCAGGAATACCGCTGTATACAATAAGCCCTATAAAAATCACTCAGGTGATGGTAAATGGTCTCAAATGTTAGAAGTTCTTGCGCCTCACCAACTTGATGTAATTGAGGATGGAGATAATACGCAAATGGCTAGAGCTGTTGTCCTTAGTCACTATACAAACACATCTTTTAACGAGGATTATTCCAGTCCACAAAATAGAAATAAGTCAGGTTTGAAAAATAACTTTAGAGACGGTGATGGAAAGAAGCAAGCCATAGCAGATTCACCTAGTGACCAGGACAAAGAGTATGTTTTTTGGTCTAAAAAGTATCACTTTACTTGTGATAGTAAGGGTAATTATATAAATAAAAGCTCTGAGGGTGAGGATGTGACTGTAGATAATCCTATAGGTGACTTACCTTTTACTTTTTTCTCCAAAGATCAAGACGGCTCTTTTTGGTCTGTAGGGGGTGAAGATATAGTCGACGGCTCAATACTCATCAACACTTTATTAACAGACCTCTATTTTATCGCTAAGATTCAAGGTATGGGGCTTTTTTATATGTTTGGCTCAAATGTTCCTAAGACCTTTAAGGTAGGCCCCAATAAAGCTATCACCATGAAGGTTGAAGAGGGGGACGCTACACCACAAATCGGTTTTGCATCTTCTAACCCACCAATAGGTGACCATATGAGCATGATAGAGCAGTATGTAGCCTTTTTATTATCTACAAATGACCTAGGGGTAAACTCTATCCAGGGTAAGTTAGACGGTGGTTCTGCGGCTTCTGGTATCCAAGAAATAATACAGAATGCTGAGCCTATGACAGCTATAGAGGATGAGCAAGAGCAGTACATGGATAAGGAAATCAATATAGTTCGAGTGGCGAATAAGTGGCAACAGGTTCTAGGCGAGAGTCAGACAGGGCTTTCTATTGGCTTCTCAGATATAGGCTCTGTTAACGATGTTCTTTATATGCTTGAGTTTGAAAAGCCACAGCACTTCTCTAATGAAAATGAGAGATTAAACGCAATGAAGTCTAGAATTGAAATCGGCATTATAAACAAGGTTGACGCCATGATAGAAGAAAACCCCAAGCTTACTAGGAAAGAGGCTTTAGATGGGTTACTAGCAAAGCACGAGGAAAATATAAAGCTATCTATTACTAAGGCTTCAAGTTTTATAGACGAATCAATAAATGAGGATGAGTCAGAAGATGGCAATACCAATAACGAAGAAAATTAAGCTAGACTTTGGTAAGGTTTCTGTTAGTGAAAGGGGAGCGGCTAAGGAGGAGGTGGCAGAGTATATCGTGGATACTATTCTCGACCAGATATCTAGTCAAAAATCACCTGTTAGTGGTGGCAAGTTCAAGGCTTCACTATCTAAGAATTATAAGAAAATAAAGATGAAAGAATCTGGTGGCTCTAAAGCTAACCTGGAACTTACTGGTGACATGCTAGACGCTCTTGATGCAAGGTTTTCGGGTAACACTTTGTCTGTTGGTATTCATAAAGATGCTGGTAGTGAAAATATGCTTAAAGCTGAGAATCACAATAAGCGCACAGTTAGGGCTAGAAAAACGAGTGTTCCAGAAAGAAAATTTATACCCAATAAGGATGAAAATTTTAAGCGTAATATAATGCGAGACATAAAGGATATAATAGATTCTTATGTTCAAGATGAGGATGATTAACATGAAAGAGTATTATTGTCAGTTATATAAGCGCAAATATTATATTTTTAGAGGGGTTAGCTGTAGTCATTTTTCTTATTTCATGAAAGATAGGTTTGAATTAGAGGTTAGTGTTTATTTAAATGATGGTTATTGTGCCGAGATATGTGATGTTGATGGTTATTGCTTCACTGTTATCTGGGTTAGATATAAAAAAATGATTCCTGAGTTAGTTCATGAGTTAACCCATGCGACGATGAATCTATTTGATTCTATCGGCATTAAATACAGTAGCGATAATTCAGAGCAATTCACATATTACCTTGAAAACTTAATAAGGATTTCACTTGCCGATTAAAATAAAAAGGTCTCAAAAGAGGTTGATAGCATTAACTCTCACCGAAAGGGCAAAGCCAAAGTTTTTTAGGATTCTAAAGAAGTTTATTAAAGATGAGATCATTAAATCTATTGAGTCCGGTCGCTCCCCTGTTAATAAGGGTGGTACTAAGCCGAGTGGGACAAGTGGTAAATTGAGATATGAGAAATACTCTGAGAGTTATATGGATAATATGGGAAGGGGTGATCTTTCTGGAAAGAAAAAACGCCCTGTCAACCTATCAGTTACCGGTAAAATGCTTAGAAGTCTAAAGGTTAAGATCAATAGAGACAATGTATTTATGTGGTTTTCAGACTCTAAAGCAAAGTACCATGAGCGCCTGGGCGCTGGTAAAAAACAAGTCCTGAGAAGGATGTTACCACATGACGGTGAAGATTTTAACGCTGGTATTCGTAAAAGAATTGCCAATGCGTTAATTAAAGCAATACAATTAACTAAAAAATAGGCTTAGGAGTCGTACTCTAAAACCTAAAACATTTAGCATTGAGTCGTACTCAGTGAGGTTCGTAACCAAAGGAATAAGCATGTCAGAAGAGATTGAAGAAAAAGAAGTGCCAGAAGAAAAAGCTCCACAAGTTGTTGATGTTGAGGCTTATGAGAAAACAAAAAACGATATGCATGCTTTTAAGCGCAAGTTTATGGATTCTCAAAAGCAAATAGAAGACTTTCAAAACAAGCTTAAAGAACTTGAAGAAAAGAATCTAGAAGGGTCAAACAACTATAAAGAATTGTGGGAAAAAGAGAGAAGCTCTAAGGTTGACATTGAAGGTAAGCTTAAATCGCTAACTGGAAATATCATTGAAGACAAGAAAATGTCTAGACTTAAAGAAGAGGCTCTTAAAAATGGCATTGATGAAGATTTCTTAGATATGTTAGATGCTTTTGACACTTCAGATATATTGGTCGAAACTACATCTAGTGGGCAGTTTATAGTTAATGGAGCAGATACCTGGGTTGAGTCTTTAAAAAATACAAAGCCTAAAATGTTTAAGCAGAAGGTTGACCCCACCATTAATAACAAGACTGGAAACTTTGATGGAAGGGATAAGACTTATTCGTCTAAAGAGGTGCTTGCATTACAAAAGAGTGACCCTGATAAGTATCAGGAAATAATTACTAAAAAAAGACACTTAATCAAAAACTAAGAGAGGAAAATTATGTCTGATCAATTAATTACATCTGGAACTGAAGCTGCGGCTATTGTTCCCGAACTATGGTCTGGTAGGTTTTACGAAGTATTACTTTCGGAGCTACCTTTTAACGCTTCAATTTCTAGGGATTACGAGAATGAAATCTCTGATCTTGGAGATATTGTAAACATTTCCACTGTGCCTGAGTTTTCTGGGGCTACTGAGCTTTCAGAGGGTTCAAGAAATGACGCAGATGCAGTTACAATCACTAAGCAGCAATTAGTAGTAAACAAGAGACTTGTAAAAGACTTTATTGTTACTAAGAGAGCACAACTTCAGTCATTACCAATGATGGATAAGCTTAGAGAACACGCTGTTTATGCAATTATGAAGAAAATGCAGTCAATCATTATTGAAACTATTGTGCCTAGTGCCTCTGCACCAGATCATGAAATAGCTTTTGATAGTGGTACAACTTTGGCACTTGCTGATATTCTTGAGGGTAAGGAATTACTTGACGCTCAAGACGTTCCGGAATCTGATAGAAAATTAATCGGTGGGACAGCTCAGTATAATGACCTTTTTAATATTACTGGCTTTACTTCAAGAGATTTCATCCCAGCAGGTTCACCATTAACAGGTGGGGCAATCCAAACACCAGTTTTAGGTTTTGATGTTCAAATGACTTCTGAGCTTGGAAATGTTGCTTATATGTTCCATCCATCATTTATGACAATGGCAATCCAGGATAATTTAAATATTTCTGTTTATGACCTTGGTGTAGACGGTGTAAGAGGTAACAGAGTGAATGTTGACCTTTTATTTGGTGTTAAACAGCTAGACAACAAACGTGTTGTAAAACTAAGCTAATTTTTTAGGAGAATATTATGTCAAGAATTGGAAATAAATCGCACATGCAGAAATATGTGTATGACTTTGCGGAAGATGGTGGTGCTGCTGGGGCTATTGACCTTAGTGCTAAATCTAACTCTGCACCACTACCAGATAATGCTTTAATCAAAGAAGTTTATTATTTCGTTGAAGAGGCTGTTGAGGGAAGTTCATCAACTTTATCATGGGGTAACACTACTGATGCAGATGGATATTCTGGTGATGCAATCGCAGAAGCTTCTTTGGGGGCTGATGCTGTTGGAAACGCCGCAGGTGGCGGTGCAGCTTTACTATGGGACGATACGAATGATCATGTCATTCCTTTCTTATGTAACTCTGCAGCAGATAGAGACTTTAATGTAACTATCGGCACGGCTGACTTAACCGCTGGTAAAGTAAACTTTTACGTTGAGTACTTTTTACCATAATTAACTGGGGGGTTTCGACTCCCCTTTTTATTTGAGGCTTATGGAAAATAAATCCACATTTTTTACATATATATGTAGCAATGACATTGATAAACTCACGCAGTTTATATGGGATTTACCATACAGGATTGAAATAAAGGGAACCCAGGTTAAGGGTGATAAGTGGTATGTTTTGTTCAACCACGCTAGTTCTAGGCACCCCGATAATACTAAGCTTAAAAATGTAAACCTGGATGAGATATAATGTCTGTTGATGATAATTGGGGTGAAGTATTAAGAAAGTCTGGTGTCAGACTAAATCCTAACGACAACACAGATTACGCACTTCAAACAAAAGTTAGTAATGTTAGGTTAAGTTCTTTCGATGAGCTTAAAACTGTAACCCTGGTAGCAAAGGCGCTAGAGCTTAATAAGGCTATCAATTTAGTGTCTTCTAATACAAGGGAACTTTGGTAATGATAAAAATTAATGAAAAATTAAGTGTTTTGCATGATGATAATGGAGTTTTTATTGATTACTCTAATGCTATGGCTGGTTATGACAGGGGAACATCTTCTGTGTCTTATGTAGCTTTGGAAGATAAGCTCTATGTAGGGTTTTATAAGCCCATTAGTGTCTTTTATATCGACTTTGATACACCCAACACCAACAGTGTGATAACTAGCATATCATTTCACAATGGTGCCTCATTCGGGGTTGTCTCGGGCTTACATGATGATACCTCGGGCGCATCCAGGTCAGGCTTTATTGGTTGGGATAGAAACCAATTATCAGAAGCAAAAACCACTATCAACTCCAGTGAATTATTCTGGTATGAGATAGCTTTTAGTGGCGACACTACAGAGATGGTTATAAATGGAATAAATATAGTCTTTAGTGACGATCAAGACCTTAAGAGAGAGTTTTTTGATATTGAAAAATATAAATCTACCTCTGAAAGTTCTTTTATATTGTCACATGCTGCGGCTAGGGATGAGATTATCCAAGAATTAAGGGCTGATGGTAGATACAAGGAAGATTTCTCCACAGGAAAGCTTAAGGATATTACGGCTTTTGACTTATTGGACATATCACAAGTTAAGCTTGCATCAACATACCTGGCACTGTCCAAGATATTCTTCCAGGCATCGGATGAGGTTGATGATGTTTATATGCAAAAAAGCGATAGATATAGGTCATTATACAATAAAGCTATGAAAACCATGTATCTAAATGTTGATGTAGATGATGATGGGGTGCAAGATGTTCATGAAGAATTGGCTCCAAATACTGCAAGCTTGGTCAGGCGATGAGCGTTAGTAGTATTTTAACCTCGTTAGAGGCGCAAGTTTCATCTACCCTGGGTTCTGACTGGTCAGAGTTAGAGTATATTTATGACTTAGAGGCTAACAATTCTAAAAATATAGAGAAAAGGTATGGCGTTGGTGTTGATAGTGGTGACAGTGTACCTGGAACCAATAAGGCCATTACATACGACTTTAATTTTTTCGTTGTCCTTACTCGGTGTTATGTAAATAAGTCTAGTGATGAAGCCGAGAGGGTTATAATAAGCGACCTTCACGACAAATTAGAGTCAATAGATATAAATGTCTTTCAAAAAAAGCTTGGAAATGCAAGGGTTTTACTGGTTAGTGATATAAACCATGAAGCCCCAGAAAAATTAGACAAAGGCGGTGTTGCCTTAAGGGTAAATTTCGTCGTAAAATTTAGAAAACAAACTACCAACTAAAGGGGTATATATGGCAATCGGTGTAGTTACTAACGAATCAACAGTAGCACTAGTAGCAGAGGTAACAGAAGGAACTTATGTAGCTCCAAGTGCTTCAACTGACTATGTGGAAGTGCTTGAGGGTGCTGAGTTTAACAAAACAAGAGAAGAATTGACTAGAAATACTCTGGGTGGAAGCGTTGAGGCGGAGGCTTCAAGGGTAGGTATTGCAGAGGCTACTGGCACGGTAGGTGTTGAGCTTAAGGCAAGCGAGACAGAGGGTGACGCAACTCAAAGCTTAGATGTTTTGATGAGGTCATTGCTGGGTGGTAAGAGACAAATTACCGCAGACCAAACAAGCGATGCAGCCACCCATACAAGTACAGTTATAGACTTTGCTGATACTTCTGACTTTTCTGTTGGTGATATTGTGCTAATAAAAGAGGCTGGTGCTTATGAAGTAAGACCAATCGCATCAATACAAACAGACACATCTATCACACTAGCGTTTGCACTTGATAATGGTGCACCATCTAGTGAAGTTGTTATTGCTCAAGCCACTAACTACTTCTCAGACACTTCAAACGCTATAACATTTAGTGCTGAGCACAATTTAGGTACTCAAGCAATTAAGCAAAAAGTAAGAGGCTTACGAGCTGCAAGTGGTTCAATATCAAACTGGTCTGTGGGTCAATTACCACAAATGGAATTTGGTCTTCAAGGTTTAGACCTAGATAGAGTAGACGAAAATGCTTCTTTTTCTCCTAATTTTACGGCTGATGCCCTACCACCAGTTACATTATCAGCTTGTGTGTGGCTATCTGGTGCTAAGCTCTCATATACCGAGGCTTCTTTGAATATTGAGAACACTATCAACTATATACAGGACGCTTGTGATGCTGATGGAAGAATCGGCTCAAGAATCACAGAACAGGCTACTAGCTTTACATTCAACCCATATCTGCAAGACAACAGCACGGCAGAGGCTTGGGACAAGTTTAATGCTAACGATGATGTAAGCGTATTTGGTTATGCTTACAATGAGTCTGGAGTAACAGGTGAGCTTGAAAATGTGGTTGCTTTTTGGATACCACAAGCGAAGATTATTGCGGCCCCTGTTGCTGATGTTGATGGAATCATAGCGGAGTCTGTTGAGATTAAAGCTCACAGAAATTTAGGTAACGACTCGGTTTACATAGCTACAATATAATTAAAATACATTAAAACATAATTAGCCCCTGACTTGTCGGGGGCTTCTTTGTTTAATATTATACTTTGAAAGGGGAGTTTCAAATGAGTAAGATTTTAAGGTTAACAGACCGCATTAAGCTAACTATCGGTGATGTAGTTTTTACTATTGCACCACTTAATCACCACCAGAAAATAAATCTATCCAACTGCACCACGGTCAAAAATGGAGAAGACCACTATGATCTATTGAGAGCACAAGCATTGTATTTAAAATACGGTGTAAAAGGAGTCGAGGGCGTTGTAGGTTATGATGACCAGCCTTACGTTTTGTCTTTTGAGGGTGATGAGTTAACTGACGACTGCGTTAGTGAAATTTTAGGTCTTGAGCAAAGAGGTAAGTTAACCACAGCAGCGTGGCAGTTACTAAATGGCGTTAAGGACTTGGTAGACCCCGTTACTGGTGAGAAGCTTGATGGCGTATCTTTAGAGGTATTGTCCAAGGGAAAGTGATAAGCACTGGTGGCTCTAATTGCCCTGTAATTATCTACCTAGTCGAGTGCATAAAATCAATTTCAACGGTCACGAATAGAGATTACGCCCAAATATGCAGCTCATTTATGACACTAACAGAACCCAAGTATAGATGTGGCGACTGTAAGCATAAATATAGCAGAGATAAAAAAAGGTGGGTTAAACATCGTGAGCACATGGCTTGTAATTATATGGCAGAAAAGCCAAGGCATTCCTATACACCAGATAACTGTAACTCTGGAAACCCTAGGTTGCTTTATAAGAAGTGTGTGGGAAATTATTATAACGGTTTTTGGTCAAATATGATTAATTATTATCCACAATATGAAAAAGGATTGTTACCATTTAAAGGCTCGTTAATGGAGCAACCTGCAAAATTTGTAGATGTAATGTCATTAGTGCATAATTTAATTAGAGAAAAAAATATAGAGCAGGAAAAACAGGCGAAAACCAATGTCAAAAGACGAAGTAAGCGTTGAAATCACCATTGAAGAAAAACAGGCTCTCAAGGCTTTAGCAAAGCTAACGAGGGGTGTTGAAGACTTCGAAAATACTAGCGTTAAGTCTGTTAAAAAGACCGACTCTGCCTTTTCTAGCTTTAAAGGTAACCTTGGAGCAATTGCCGCAAGTGGGGCTATAAAGGCTATAGCAGGTGGATTAAAAGACCTGACTTTAGGCTCAATAGAAGCTGCCGCATCAACTGAAAAGATAAAAACACAATTAGAAATACTTACAGGCTCACAGCAAAAAGCAGCCGACCTCTTTAAAGAGCTTACTGATTTTAGTGCCTCGACTCCCTTTCAATTACAGGGAATAGCAGAAGCCTCTGCACAACTCATATCGTTTGGTTTTGAAGCTGAAACGGTGCAGGGGAGAATAGCTAGGATTGGGGAAGTAGCCGCTGGCTCTGGTTCTGATTTAAAAGAGGTGGCTTTAATTTATGGTCAGGTTGCTGCCGCTGGTAAATTAACAGGCGAAAGATTACTCCAATTCCAGGAAAGAGCTATTCCAATTGGTTCGGCTCTGGCGAAATCTATGGGTGTTGCCGAAAATGAGGTGAGAGAACTTGTTTCTAGTGGTGTTGTCGGGTTCAGTGAGTTTGAAAAGGCTTTTAACTCTCTATCCCAGTCTGGCGGTATTTTTGAGGGTGCAATAGAAAAGCAGTCACAAACTTTAAACGGTGTTTTATCAACCCTAAAAGATAACTTTTTTATTCTCCAGGCTGAAATTGGGGAGGCGTTTAAACCTGAGTTAATAAACGGTGCTAATGTTCTCATTTCTTCGTTAAAGGATTTAACCCAGGTGCTTGTTGAAAATAGAGAAGTGTTAGCTGCAGGGATTAATTTCATTTCTGATTACGCATCGGTATATTTAAATTTAGCCTCGCAAATAATAAAAACAAAAACACCGCTCGACGAAATAAACGAAAAGATTCTAGAACAAAGCGAAGCTATAGACAAGGTTAGGAAGGTTAGGGATGAATTTGCTAGCCAACAGGGTGACTTCTTTGGTGCATCACCCGAAATGCTTAAGCAGCAAAATGAGCAACTAGTATTAGCTGAGAGAGCACTAAGAAACCTTGTCGATCAAAAAAAAGAGATTTTAAAGGCTCCTAGTGCTATTATTGACATCGAAGAGCTTAGAAAAAGCCAAGGTGAGTATGAAGCATTTTTAGCAAAAAAGGATACTGCTGACACCGCTGCAAACGCAAAAAGCATTGAGCAAAGAAGGAAGCTTCAATTAGAGCTTAATTTAATCAAAGAAGAGCAGAAGATTAAAGAGCAGGAAGCTATATTAGCTAACTCTGAACTAGAAGCATCACAAAGAGAAGAGGCTTTAAGTAAGTTACAGATATTTCAAAATGCAAAGGCAGATGTTGAGCTAAAAATACAGTTAGATAAGAATACAAAAATAAGAGACTTAGAGTCGAAAAGAATCGCAGACAAGGCGGCTTTTACAAAGAATGCTATAGCCATAGACGAAAGCAGAGTAAATAAAAAGGTCAAGCTCAATGCAGCGGCACTGGCTGATAAACAAGTATTTTTTTCCAAGGCAGCTTCGCTATCTCAAAGTGGTAGTAAAGAGCTTGCGGCTATAGGAAAGGCGGCTGGTTTAATACAGATTGCACAAGCTACACCCCCTGCCGTGGCATCATCTTTTAAATATGGTGCTTCTATTGGTGGGCCACCGCTAGGGTTTGCATTTGCTGGTATAGCACTTGCGGCACAAGCAGAACAAGCTAGGAGAATGGCTAGTTTTGCAAATGGTGGCGTCGTAGGTGGTTTTGGTGGCGCAACAACTGGAAATGATAACACTGTCGCTAATGTTAGAAATGGAGAAATGATGCTTAATGCTAATCAGCAAAGAAGGTTATTCGATATAGCTGATAATAAAAGCCAAAACGCCACATCAAATCAAATGATAGAGGTAACGAGCATAGTTCAAATAGACGAGCGTGAAGTTGCTAGGGCAGTAAGGAATCAAAAACTAGAAGGGTTCTCTGTATGAGTTTAAAATTTTTATCAAGCAATTTAATAGATGCTGCTGTGTTAACGGCTTCAACCGAAAACGCACAATATCCTGTTTCAAATATAAAAGATGCCAGAAGGACTAAAACATACCGATCTACCAGTAACTCTGACAATATTGTAATTGACCTTGGTACCGCTGAGTCATGTGAATACTTTTCTGTAGTAGACAACTGGCAAAATGGATTCGGTGTTACATCAATAACTATAGAGGCTAATCCCACAGACTCATGGGGTTCACCAGCATTTTCGACCACAGCAACATTAGATACGACATTCGGAGTGAGCGTAAAAGCTTTTTCCACTGCTCAGTCTTATAGATTTTGGAGAATTGTTTTAACCTCAACTCTTGGTTACTGCGAAATAGCTAATTTATTCCTGGGCACGGCCATAGAAATAACTACTAACGGTGTGGGTTATAATTGGTTGTATAAGAATAATGATCTATCTGACATTAAGACAAATAGATACGGCCAAAGATTTATAGACGATATCGGTACTCAAAAACAGTTAAGTGGTCTTCAATTCCAGGTTATGGATAAAGATGAAATGGATAAAATATTTTCTGTTTATGATGTTAATAGGACAGTTAAGCCATTTTTTGTTTATTTCCCACTAGAAGCTGATTCACTTTCAAATAACGACAACAGATACAGCGGTTTTTATTATTTTGTATCATCACCGTCATTTGCTAATGTTAACAGCGGTTATTATAACACTTCATTAGACCTAATTGAGGCTAAATAAATGACAATACTAGTTTGTGAACAATTAGAAACAAACCTTACACAAACCGTAAACCTGGTATTTAATAAGGTTTATCATTTAGATGGTATTAAAATAAAGCTCTTAATGTATAACGCACCAGTGGGCAATTTTACGTTATCAGTCAAGTCAGGTGCAGAAACACTAGTAAGTTCGAGCTTTACAAGTGCAGATATGAAGAGCGAATTATCCACATCCGACAATTATGCGCACCTATACAAAGCATTAGATATTTCGTTAATATTAAAGAAGGGTTCTTATGATTTCGTACTATCATCAAGTGGATACACATTTAGTGAGTCTAGCTTTATTGGGTGGTGCAAATCTTATGAAAACGTATTTAATGAAGAGGTTGATGCGCTTTTGAGATACACGGATAAACCTTTTGATTTTTTAATTTATGAAAATATAAGAGAGGATTTAACAAGATGAGTATACGAATTTTTGACTTTTCAGACGGTTTCACAAGTGCAGCAGCACCATCACCAATAGGTATTAGATCATCAAGCTATGCAAATTATGCCAGTGATTCCGCTTATGTTTCAGCGGAGGGTGCAGCGGAAGACGGTGACGCTTACTATAACACAACAGACAATAAGGTGAGAATTTATGAGAACGGTTCATGGGTTGAAAATGCAAGTTTTGAAGCTTAGTTTAATAATATTAGCTTTTTTA